CACTTATGGGACGCCAGGGAAGCTGTAAAATCACGACTAGAAGAAACCCGTGCACAAAGATTTTTAGAAAACATTAACCCTGATGGTACATTTCCAGTACCGCTTAGATATTATGCAGCGCACACTGGGCGTTTTGGTGGTACAGACAGTCTTAATTTACAAAACTTACCCAGAGGATCTGTCTTACGTAAAGCACTTACAGCTCCTGAAGGTCAACGTTTATTTGTTGCTGATTTATCAAACATCGAAGCGCGTATGCTTGCATGGTTGTCTAATCAACAAGATTTACTTAACGCATTCGCTGCTGGCCGTGATGTGTACAGTGAATTTGCTTCTCAAATTTATGGAAAACCTGTAACAAAAGCTGACAAACTAGAACGTTATGTTGGTAAAACAGCTATTTTAGGGCTGGGTTATGGTATGGGCCATGAAAAATTTAAATATACTCTTAAAGTTGGTACTCCTTCCGTTGATATTACAGAAACTACTGCTATGTCAATTGTTAGTCAATATCGAGCTATGTACCCCAACATACCACAGCTGTGGAATGCATTTAAATATCATTTATTTACTATGGCTGTAACTAACAAAGATAATAAAGTTCCTTATGGACCTTTGTTTATTAAATCAAAAGCTATTGAGCTGCCAAATGGTATGCATTTAAATTATCCAGGACTTATTTATGAAAATGGCAATCATATGTATAACTCAGGTAAAACAATGATTAAAACATATGGGGCACGCCTTGTAGAAAATGTAGTACAAGCGTTAGCCCGGGCCGTAATTGTTGAACAAATGTTAGCTGTGCACCGAATGCCTGAAGTATCAGTTGTATTACAAGTCCATGATGAGATTATATCTATTGGGTCAAATATTAATCCAGACGAGACACTTAACAAAATTATAGATATAATGAAAACACCTCCTCTTTGGTGTTCAGATTTACCACTTGACGCAGAAGGAGGACATAGTCAACAATATGACAAATGAAAAATTTAGTTTTAACAAGAAAAAAGGGGGATTCAATTATTCTACAACAAGATGATCAGGAACTATGTAAAGTAACTGTTACTCATGTAGGCCTTAAACAAGTTAAACTTGCTTTTGAAGCAGATTCATCAGTTATCATTGACAGGGAAGAAGTATACAATTTAAAAAATAAAACATAGGAGTTAAACATGGAGCTAGTTTTCCTCAAAGCCAAGCAGAAGCTTGCAAAAAAAATATCAAAACAAGGAGTAACACCTTACCCACTGATTAAAAACTTTACATCAGTACACAAAGTAATTAAAAAAGATCCAGATAAGTTATTAAATGAACTTACAAAAGCGGCCTCAGCTGGTATGTGTTTACACAAAGGGCCCCTCAAACGTGAGCTAAACAACGAACCTCGAGCGTTGATGACTGACCGTGTAGCGTCAACCCATTTACTTGTTCTTGATTTTGATAACATTCAATTACCACTACCAAAAAAATCTGAATTAAATACACAAGACTTAGAGAATTTATCTGAACAACTTGTACAACAGTTACCTCCTGAATTTCACGATGTAACATACATTGCTCAAGCCAGCGCTTCATTAGGGTACAAAAAAGAATCTGTTTCATTACATATCTTTTTTATATTAGAAAATGCTATACACCCTAAAGTATTAAAAGAAGCACTTAAATTATTAAATTATGAAACACAATTTTTAGCAGAGCGTTTAACTTTGTCTGCAAACGGTCAAAGTTTATCTTACAAACTTGATCCAGGCGTAGCTGACAATTCTAAAATTATTTATATTGCACCCCCTACTTTTGTAGAGGGTGTAAAAGACCCAATACAAGGCTCACGTTTTGTATTGGTCAACCGTGGTTCGTCAACCTTAGATCTTTCTACTTTATTGTTTTCAGTTAACCCTGAACGCGTACACAACTTAGGTGTACAAATAAAAGATAACTTAAGAAAACAACTTAACTTACCTAAGAAAGCAACTAAAACCAGCACAATTACTATTGCTGGAGAACCACAAGAAGTATTACAAAACCCTGATAAGATGACAATCGAAGTAAGCAGGGTTGCAGAACCTTATGTTAATTGTAATGTTAATGGCGGTGACAGTGCTGGATATTATTTTTTATTAACAAGCCCGCATTACATGTATAACTTTAAAGGTGAACCCATTTGGGAAATACAAAAAGCAGATCCAGACTTTTATAAAAATATCTTTGAAATATTTGCAGACAAAATAGATCAGGATAAAAAGTTAAGACCTATTGCTCTAAGAGATTTTTACACTGACACTTATTACAACGGAATTTATGATGAAACAATTGAACAATTCACAGACGAATACCCCCTTACTCCAACAAATAAGCAATCGATTGAAGATTTTATGCGTTCTCATAGTCGTCCTCCCTTGGATTACATTCCTGACGCTAGGGTTGTATTTGATCCGTCTGTTAATAAAGGTATTCAATTAGAAGAAGCACCTTACTATGTAAATTTATATAGAAAAACTCCTTACATGTTAAACGCATCGGAAGATGCACCTGAATTAGAATATGGGACAGCACATAAACTTCATAGCTCCGCTCCTTTTACTGCGAAGTTGTTGTCCCATGTTCTTGGCTCAGGTAAAACAGAGTTTGAACACTTTGTTAATTGGCTTGCATATATTTATCAAAACAAAAGAAAGACAATGACAGCCTGGATTTTTACAGGTGTACCAGGTACTGGTAAAGGGTTGTTAGTTCACAAAGTACTTAAGCCCCTGTTTGGTGAACAACAAGTACCAATGCGAGCTTTAGAAAATATAGAAGAACAATTTAATTTGTACATGAGAACAGCCCTCTTTCTTGTAGTTGATGAATTTAGAATGGCAGACTCAGGTTCTGTTGGCAAAATGGCTGATAAATTAAAACATCAAATTACAGAACCTAATCTTACAATTCGTGCAATGCGTACAAACCAAATTGAGCTGCCAAGTTTTTGTAATTTCTTATTTTTAACTAACAGAGGCGACGCAGTAAAAATAGAAGATGGTGATCGTCGTTACAACGTGGGCCCACGCCAAGAAGTAAAGTTAGAACAAGCTTACCCTGAGTTACTTACAAACATGGCGCAGCTGGAAACTGAACTGTACACCCTAGCAGGCGTATTAGATAAATTTAAAGTAGACCAACGCATGGCACACACAGCTTTAGAAAACGAAGCTAAAACACAAATGAAAGAAATTTCAATGTCAGTGCTTGAAGAATTTGCATTTGCAATTAGACAACGTAATCTTGAATACTTTATTGATATATTAGAAATACCACTTACAAATACTTTTGACGCTGGTGGTATAAGTACAACTCAACGTTATGTTAAAGACTGGGTTGCACGCGTAGGACAAGACATGTGTATACCTATGTCTCACTTTAAATTAGTTTACGATATTCTTACAGATAGCCGTAATAAACTCTCACAACGAGATTTTACGAAAGCAATGTCTAGACTTAATATAAGTACATCTGTCAAGCGCATACAAAGTAAAACGGTGCGAGGGGTTGTATTAACTTGGAAATTAGCTAATACTATACGAGAAGACATAATAGATAATCATTTTGAAGAGAATGATTTAAAGTTAATTAAAGAGAGTTAATATTATTCAATGAGTGAGCTTGTACAAAACAAGCGTCCAGATCTGATAACTGTAACAGAATTGGACAAACCCAAGGAACTGGGCTTGATACCTGCATGGTCTCATTCGGCTTTAAAAACATACGAAGCCTGTTCTTACAAATCCTACATCGCTAAAGTAAAAAAAGTACAAGAAGATTTTGGACCTGCTGCTGCACGCGGTACAGAAATACATTTACAAGCTGAAGATTATGTAAAAGGAGAACTTGCTGAGTTTCCAGATTCCCTTAAAAAATTTGAACCACAATTTGAAAAGCTCAAAACTCTTTTTGCAGATGCAAAAGTTGAGCTTGAAGGAGAATGGGGTTTTACAATTGATTGGGAACCTTGTGGTTGGATGGCTCCTGAAGTATGGGGTAGAGTTAAACTAGACGCTATCGTCCATGAAACAGAAACTTCAGCGCGAGTCATTGATTACAAAACAGGTAAACAATTTGGTAATGAAATAAGCCATTCACAGCAAGCTTTAACTTACGCCATAGGAAGTTTTATGCGTTACCCAGAATTACAAAGCGCTAATACAGAAATATGGTATTTAGATCATGGAACAATAATGGAACAAACATATACAAGAGATGAAGCTATGATGTTTATGCCAACATTACATGAACGCGCAATAGCTATGACTACTGCTACAAAATTTCCACCAAACCCCAGCAATTATAATTGCAAGTGGTGTTCGTATGGTAAGGGTGAATACCCTATTTGCGAATGGGGAATAAAATAAGTATAATAAATACTTAACAACGAACGAATAACAATGAGGAACGAAACATGGAAGATATTCCTGCTTACGAGCATCAAACAAAAACAACCAACTTTATTTTATCCAACCCCCGCTGTCTTATTACATCAGATCCTGGTACTGGTAAAACAAGAGCTGTGCTTGACGCTATTACAAAAATACCAGGCCGCACTCTTGTACTTGCACCTTTATCTATACTTGAAGCAGCTTGGGTTGAAGATATATTAAAGTTTCAACCAACTATTAAATATGGAGTAGCATATGCTAAAAACCGTAAAAAAATATTTTCAGACCCTTCCCACGAAATGGTCATTACTAACTTTGAAGCTGTCAATTTTTTACACAAAAATAAAAATCTCCTTAGCGGCTTTACTAAAATCGTTATTGATGAATTTACCGCTTTTAAAAATCGAGAGTCAAAACGCTCAAAAAATCTCAAACAAATTATCAACCAGTTTGATTATAGGATTGCCATGTCTGGTACTCCTAATAGTAATTCTATTCTAGATCTCTGGCATCCTGTATTACTTGTTGATGACGGTAAGCATTTAGGCGAACGCTTTTTTGCTTACCGCAACCAAGTATGCACTCCTAAATTTAATGGCTTTGCTAATGAATGGGTTGACAAGCCAGGCATCGAAGAAGCTATAGCAAAACAACTTAGCGATATTACAATTCGTTACAAACTAGAAGACTGTGTAGATCTTCCCCCAAACATCGTACGAACTGTACGTACACACTTATCTCCTCAAGTTCAACAAATGTACAAAACATTCGCAGAAGAGAGTGTTTTGTATACACAAGCAGGTACGATTAATGCTGTACACGCAGGAGCCCGAGTTAAAAAGTTATTACAACTCATCTCAGGCGGTGTGTATGATGAAAAAGGTCGAGTTCAATACATTCACCAAGAACGTTACAACCTAGTCATTGATCTTATTAAAGAACGCAAACATTGTATCGTAGCGTTTAATTGGAAACATGAAAGAGATGCGCTTATAGAACAAGCAGAAAAAGAAAAGTTATCTTATGAAATTATTGATGGTAGTGTTCCTGCTGAAAAACGTATTGGTATTGTACAACGCTTTCAAGCAGGCCAAATACGTGTATTGTTTTGTCATCCACAATCTGCAGGTCATGGACTTACTCTTACAAAAGCTACCACAGCAATTTGGTGTTCTCCTACATACAACGCAGAACATTTTCAACAATTCAATCGACGTATTCATAGAGCAAGTCAAACACAAAAAACTGAAACAATACTTATTGCAGCCCATAAAACCTGGGAAGAAGATGTATATGCAAAATTAAATGGTAAGCTAGGTAAAATGGAAAACCTTCTTCATATATTAACAGGGCTACAAAATGGAAAAACACAAACTACAACTTAGTATAGAAATTATGGAAACTGTAGAAGAATTAAAAAAACGTCCAGCTGATGTTATTGCAGCAGCTTTAGTATTTGCTATATCAGAACTTTTAGTTTTACGTGGAGATATAGATCAAGATAATTTAGAAGAATTAGTTTTACAGGCTGGCAAGGAAGCCATTACATTAACAGACGGAGTGTTTCTTGCAACACCCGCAAACAGTACGGAGACTATACATTGAACGACGAAACACGAAACATGGATGACATGTTAAATGATCTCGCGGATACGCGAACCCAATTAGCTAATTTGCTAGAACAAGAAAAAATTCTTAAATCTAGAAAATTAGAATTAGAAACACAAATCGCAACCACACTAAAGAATCAAGGGATTGATCGAGTGGGGAATGATACGTGTACCGTTTCTATTAAAACAGAAACGGTCCCAACGGTAGAAAACTGGGATTTTGTTTACCAGCACATACTCGATACAAAACAGTTCGAGCTGCTGCAAAAACGTATGTCAGCAACTGCTTATAGGGAATTGTTACAACTCGGCATGGATTTGCCAGGCGTAACATCAACGGAGTTGACCCGAATTAATTTCAGGTCAAAGTAATATTAACAATATCAACGAAACAAGGAGTACGTACTATGAGTGATATTGCATTAGTAAGCGATAAGGTACCTGCACACGTGCAGGCTGGTGGTGGTCTTGGTAACGAAAACGTTACTGCAGATCACTTGCAAACCCCTAGGGTTAAACAACTTCAACAGTTATCTAATGAAGTTGATGAAAACCACAGTGAACACATTGAGGGAAGCAAACCAGGTGACTTTATCAACACCATAACAAGAGAAAACTACGGAAAAGAAATTTACGTTATTAACGTAAAATTCACCGAAGAGTTTGTCGCTTGGAAAAAACGAGAAAAAGGTGGGGGCTTAGCAGGTACATACAGTACTGAAAAAGATGCCATTGATTCTCTAACTGCACAAGGATTGAATCCTGATGATTTTGACATCACTCAGACTCAATCTCATCTTTTAATTAAAAAAGATGCAAAAACAGGTGCACTTGATACACCATTTATCTTTGACTGTGCTTCATCGAAGCTAAGAGTCTCAAGAGAATGGAACACGCAAGTCGCCCGTTTAGGTGGAGATAGATTTTCTTCTCTATGGAAGATGTCTTCTTCACAAACCCAAAACCGTGCAGGGCAAAAGTTTTATAACATTGCCGTAGAAAATGTTGGTTGGGTTACTGATGACGATTACGAAAACGCTAAAAAAGTATTTGATAGCGTATCTAAGTAATTATTTTGCTTACATGGTGCGACATATACTGTCGCGCCGTGTATACTAAGTTTAGGATGTATTTAATGTTAGATTGTAATAAATGTAATAAACCCAAGCATGCCTGCAAATGTTCTACTGCACATAAAGGTTGGTTCTGGGATCATGTAAATAAAACGTTTTATCGTTGGCATGATTTACAGCTTCTTATGCGAGAGCGAGAAATAAAGTTTGAAAGAAAAGGACTTCATCAACAAAATCCACAAGAAACTTCCTAAAGAAATTTATAAGTGGAAAATCAATGATCCATATCATGGCGGTGTACCCGACACTTTTTATTCAGGCCCAGCAGGGTTTGCTTTTTTTGAATACAAATATATACAACAACTTCCCAAACGTGGCACGTCAAAAATAAAAGTTGATCTTTCGCCACAACAAAGAATCTGGTTACAAAGACAGTATGACTACAACATGCCTGTGTATTACATTTTAGGGGCCCCGGATCTTTGTATTGTAAGCCAAGACTTCCAAAAAGAATTTTTTACTTTAGACGAGTTTCTCAAGTGTGCCTTGCCAATTGAGCAATTTATAGACAAAATAAGCAACATATGTTTACATAATAAGGAGGATTAAATGGAATTTGACCCAGTAAACAAACCTGCACACTATAACCAAGGTGGTATAGAGTGCATAAGTGCAATACAAGCAAGTATGACAGATGATCAATTTGCTGCGTACTGTAAAGGTAATGTAATGAAATATCTTTGGCGGTATGAACAAAAAAACCAAGAACAGGACTTGCGAAAAGCAGAGTGGTATCTACAGCGTCTAATAAAAGTTGTAGAAAAAAAACAATGACTGAAGAAACAGGGTTTACTAGATTAACAAAAGCAATTGGTTGTTGTGCAAGTCTTGCAGATTGTCCTTGTATTGGAGTTTGTTCTGTAACCCAATGGGGTGATGAACGTTGCAAAGGCTGTGGAAGAACCGCAACTGAGCTAAAAGAATGGGGAACTTACTCAAAACTTGAGAAAAAACTCATAAATTTACGAAATGCGGGTGAAAACTACAATATAAGACAACTAAAACAGCAAAACCGCGTTACACGCTCTGAGAAGCCCGTCACTGCATTTTAGCTCTTACGATACTTATTACATTAACTACCTTAAGAAAATGCAACCAGCACGTTCTCACGAGGTCATTTTTTCTTAGATCTGATTTTTTTGAGGGTTTTTGCCAATCTGGCACGTTTTTTAGTAGTTTCTGAGTATTTACTACCTTTTTTTAATACTTTGTCTGCAAATTTAGAAACAGACATCTTTTCTTTCTTTGCTTGGGCACTAAAAGCCCCAGGTTTTTTAATAGCTTTTTGAATCCACTTTTTGTCTTTTTTCTTTTTGACTACCATTTAACTTTGTCTGCCCAGTAAGCAGCTGACATTTTGCCTCTAGAAATGTTTCTTCTATGTCTAGCTTTAAAAGAAGCCCTTTTCTTTTTCATACGTTCTGATTCACCCGCTTTTGGTTTGCCAGCAGTCTTAGCTCCTTGCTCACCAAATCGAATTGTTTTAATTTTGCTGCCTTCTTTAGCTACTACAACATGTGATTTTTTTGGGTGACTGGGGGTACGTTTTGGTTTGTTATAACCACTAACGCCCGCTCTTGCTAATCTAGGATCTTTTTTTCTTTTTTCTGCCATAAGTACTTACTCTTGTTGGTTTACCGCCTACACCTTGAGCTTTAGCTCGTTTACGTTTTACCGCACTCTTTTTTTGTGCCTCTGTCATACGCGCAGCTTTAGCTTTAGGTACACATTTTGGATATCCTTTACTTTTAGTAGAAGCTTTTTTTCTTCCACAAGGCGCATACCCGCCACCTTTTTTCTTTCTGCCTATATCAACCCACTCTTCATTAAACCATTTAGTGAGTCCACCCGTTGGTTTAGCCACTATCTGTAGCCCCCACCTCTTTGTTTGTAAGTCTTAGTCAACCAACCTGAAGCATATGCTGAAGGCCAAACTTTAAACTTACGTTTAGCTTCTGACTTTACTCTAGCATATAAGCTTGGATTGGTGGGAGTTGCCCCCTTTCTACTACTAGTTTTCTTTTTTACTGGTTTTCTTGGCATTATTTGTTCTTTCTTGGGCGCCCTCTTTTCTTTGGCGCTTGTGGTTTATTGGGTGTTAATCCCCATTTAAAAAGTTTTGCATAACTTTTTTTCATTTTTTTAAAAAACTTTTCAATGTATTCCATATAAAAAACTCCTGCCATAATCAATAAGGCTATTATTATAGTATACCAAATGATGTTCAACTTCTCTTCCTGCGGGATGTTTTTGTGCGTTTAAAAGATCTATTAGATTTTTTCGATTCCATTCTAATATTCTTTACTTTAGCATTTAAAGGATTGTTATCTTTATGTGCTACATCTTTACCGTCGCCTTTTTTAGCTTTACCTAAGCTCACCATAATACGCCTAGACTTGTTGCGTCCAGCTCTGCGTTTTTTTTGTGTTTCTTTTGAATGGTAGTTATCGTACTCTTTACGATAGTTTCTTTTAGTAGCCACTACTTACCAGTTTTATCCATGGCCTTTTTGTGTGCTTCGCGCATGGTGTCTCCCATGAGCATACGTCTTTTCATAAAAGCCATATGTTTTGCATTGTGGTGTTTGCTGTGTCTTTTTAAAGCAGCTTCTTGTCGTTTAGTAATACTTTTCTTTACAACTTTTTGAAGGGGTCTAGTTTTAGTTTTTGCCATTTTTCTTTTTAATATAAGTTTTACCCTGTTCAGGCGATGGTGTTTTTGGGTTTACTCCCATCATTTTTCTAATAATCTTATCAGATATTCCCGCTGCATTTATTAATTTTGGTTCATAGGGTTTTAATTGATGATCAATAACATCATAAACTTCATCTACTGTTTTTACTTTTCCAGGTGTGCCCTTGCCCTTCGGAACTCGTGTACCCATTATTTTTTCTCCTCTTTCTTTTTATCCATGGGTATATTGTCAAAATACTCTGAAACTTCTTCTGGACTCATAAGATCAAAACCTTCTGTTGAACTTTGATTAGGTGAATTATGCTCAATTTTAATGCTTTTTACCTTGCCTAAATGTTCATTAGACTCTTCTTTGCCTTCTGGTTTATATCTCATTATTTATTTACCTTTTACGCCGCGGCCCATAAGAACATCAGCATAAGTTATTTTTCCGTCTTTATTTAAATCAGGAAATTTCATTGTGCTTTTCTTTCTTTTATTTTTGCGAGCTTTTGCTGCTTGCATATATTTTTCATTAGCCATTTGATTTCTCCGATGTTGATATTAAAAAATCAATAATCTTTATCTTATCATTAACCTCTGCTAGTTGTCCTATGAGCTTATCTAGTTCAATACTAAAAGCTGTATGCTCAGGAATACTAGTTGGGTTATTTAATAAAACCTCTAAATCTAAAGTTATTTGTGCACGTTGACCGTGCAGCACTTCCTTTTGTGTGCAAAGCACTCCTAGCTTATCCATACTTACCTACTTCTTTTTCTTTTTGCCGTAAGACATTTTCATTGACTTAGGTTTTTTAGTCATAGATTTCTTTTTACTAGGTTTATTTTTGCCATAGTTATACATAATTACTCCTTATCTTTTCTCCAAAGATCAAAAAATGGTTTTTCAGATTCTTTTACCCCAGGAATAGTCCCATCATGATCCTTTACTGTTGAGTAAGAACAGCTGCAAAGATCTTTATATGTGTGGGGCTCTTGGTGGTCAAGAGGTTTGTTTATGCCTGTATTCTTCATGGTTTTATCTTACCTTATTATGATTTAGTTGGCTACATCTGTTGGATCTGAGGTATCAGGCAGCGGCTCTGGGTTATCAGGAGTTCTGCCTTCTAATAATTGTGCCGCATAATGGTTCAGCATTATGTCTCTATCTTGATAAGCAAAGGCTGATTTAATCCACCCAATAATTTTTGCGTCTGTAAGCTCTTCAAGTGGTGTAAAGTTAATAGTTTTGCCTGTTAAAGGGCAAGTACCAGATGTTGTAAATTTACAAAATGTAAAAGCCCACGGAAAAGTAACGGAATTTAAAGAAGTGTCTGTGGCAGTAACATTAAAATGTACCTCAGTAATTATGTCAGCCAAGTCTCCTTCTTCCTCTACTTTATATGATACAAGGTCATATGTGTAAGTATAATCTCGCATTACCCATTCACTCATTCTTGTCCTCCATTAGACGCTATATTTATAAAATCTTGCTTCCGCTTGTAGATAGTCAGGCCCAGAATCCCCTTGTGCAAGAATAAATAAATTTATAGTGTTGCTTCCTGAATATACAAAGGCTTGTGGAATATTGGCAGAATCAGAGCTTGAGAAAAATCTATCTACATGTCCCGGCAACTTATCTGTGGTGCCGCTGTTGTAAACTATTGCAGAGGTTTGTGCATCAAAATAAACTAGGCTTACTGTTTTTACATGGTTGGTGCTACCTACTAGTCTTACATAACCGTGATAAAACCCTGCCCCTGAACCTACACTGCCAACTAATTGATATGAAAAAGTATTCGTAGCCCAAGGTCCTACTGTTGTTAATGCTACACCAGATGCAGGCAAAACTAAATTAGCTGTATTAATTTTGTCAGCAGTAATAGAGTTTGAATCAATTCTATCTGCACTAATAAAACCTGCGGTTATCTTATTGGCATTTAAGTTAGCTATCTTTGCGTCTTGAATAGTTGCATCGGCTATTTTTGCGTTAGTTACAGCTAAATTTTGAATTTTTCCTTCTGTGACAGCTAAATTACCAATCTTTCCGTTTGTTACAGCAAGGTTTGCTATTTTACCTTCTTCTACAGCTAGGTTACCAATCTTGGCATTTGTTATGGCTCCGTTTTGGATCCGTGCATTATCAATAAAAACAGTGCCCCCACTTACAATAAAGGGGGCGGTACCAGAGGACCCATTCCAAATAGCAAACTTATCTGAGGTAAATTGAACAGCCGATCCTGTTCCTGCACCCGAGGCGTTTGCCTCTAGCACCATTCCAGACACAGAACCATTTGCCTCTACTTTTAGTACATAAGCGGCATTGGCGTCGTTCTGTAAGTTTGTCGTTGCTGTTTGTAATGTGGTAATGCTTGCACTGTTGCTTCCTGTGGTGCTTTGTAATGAGGTGATTGCACTAGCGTTTGAGCTAATGCTGTTACCCTGAGATGTCACTGTTGTTTGCAAAGAAGATATCGCACTAGCATTGCTAGTTATATCTCCCTCAGCTGTAGACAAATCACTTGTTAGGCTTGTTACAGAGCTGCTTAAAGAAGTGATATCACCATCGTTTGCTGTGATCTGAGTTTGTAATCCAGAGATAGCGGAAGCCACAGTAGAGCTAGCACTATAACCCGTTAGGGTAGACTCTAATGCTGTTACATCAGAAGTGAGTGTCGTTATGTCACCATCATTTGCTGTTATCTGAGTCTGCAATCCTGATATAGCAGATGCTACTGTAGAGCTAGCACTATAACCCGTTAGGGTAGACTCTAATGCTGTTACATCAGAAGTAATAGTTGTGATGTCGCCATCATTAGATGTGATTTGGGTCTGCAACCCAGAAATAGCTGAGGCGTTAGTGGTTATGTCACCCTGTGCTGTAGTAAGATCGCTTTGTAAGGTTGTAACATCTGAGGTTATGCTTGTGATATTTCCCTCAGCAGTTGTAACCCTCGTGCCTAGGCTTGATATAGCTGAAGCGTTAGTAGTGATATCGCTTTCCGCTGTGCTAAGGTCGCTTTGTAAATTTGTAATTGCGGTTGCCTGAGAGTTGTTCGTACTTGTTGCTGTAATAATGTCAGACTGAGCAGAAGCCATGGCTGAAGATAAATCACTTCCTGTAAAACTAGATGTTCCAACAAGCGTTACTAAACTAGAATCCCTTGATTTTACCCACCCGGTGTTACCAGCATTTCTTACATAAACTTGATTATTATCATCTGTATCAATCCAAACATCGCTGCCCTGCAAGCTTGAAGCATCGTCTCTTTGTGTTGGGGCAGAGGTAGATCGTATTACTCTTGTTGTTGCTGTTGATAAGTTGCTTACACTGGAATTAATTGAGGTTATGGCAGAATCTAAAGTGGTTAGGTCTGAAGCTATATCACTAAACTCGTCAGCTATTAATGTTTGATATCCCGGCAAACTAGACAGGTCTTCAGAAAGCTCCTCCATAACAGCCGCTATATCTGGTAATGTTGTTGCTTCTACACCATTGGTATTATTAAAAGGGCCTTTTACATCAGATGTGCTTACATAGCGCACCCAATAATAAAAAGTTTCTGCATAGCCTACTTCATCGGTATAAATAAAAGCAGTTGTTGTAGCTCTTAGTGTAGCGCCAGCTAAATTATTATCTCTTGAGCGCCATATTTCTGTGTAAGCATGATTACCGTACGGAGCACTAGCACTTGTACCATTCCAATCTAATATAATTTGAGTAAAAACCCCTTCTGCTGTTAAAGATACCGGAGCGGGGGGTATAGATAAATCTCCCGGTCCAGCATTAGGGGGACCAAAATCGATTGGTCCTAAGCCTGCGTTTGGATCAAAAGGATTATCTTTTAGTTTTACAGCAAGACCACTATCAATTAGTTCTCGTAAAGTTACTGCTCTGTCTATTGGGTCGCCAAGTTGTCCTAATCTTATAGCAAGAGCTTCTTGCATGGCTTTTAAAGAACCCGCAAGTTCTTTGTCTACTTTAGCGGGGATTGGTTTTAGCCCCGGTAGTTTAGTACCAGTGGTAGCCATTAAATAGCCCTTAGTTCGTCTATAGACTCACCTATACAAATCTCATTAACTGTTTGTGCTGAGGATACTTCTATAGCAAAAGTACGATGTACACTTGCTGGGAGTCTAACTATTGGTTCATATATAGTAGTAGCACTAAAGCTAGGTGTTGTACCTGTAACTGAATAAACACTGCCAGATGTGCTGATGGTGGCGTCGTATATTACAGAGCCATCTCCATAAACTTTAAGTGTTACAGGAAACGCTTCTGCATCTACCTTAGCAAAACCCATACTAGTTGGCTTTGCAGTTACAAACTCTTTCGATTTCCAAGTAAAAGTATCGTTGGTTGTGCTGCCTTGGAATTTCTTAATATCATCATCAATAATAATATAAAGTTCATTATCATCAGGATCAGTAAAGCCTCCTGGTACTTCATTAGACTCACTTAATTCTGTAAAAGTAGAATCGCCGCCTCTAGGATCAAAAATAAATCCAGCATAAGCAGAACCGGTATAATAAAAACCAACATACCGGCCTTCCCATAAAAAACCTTTTATGGTTGCAGGGTAGTAGCTTGAACCCCATTGTTTTGGGTTAATTAAACCTTCGGTTAAAATTTTAACTTCAGCTCCTGATACTGCGACTAACCCATCTGGACCGGCGTACATAACATATTCACCCATGTCCACCATAGAGTTTTTACTTAGACAAGCTTGTGCTGCTTCAATACGTATAGCACTCATAGCTTGTGGATCGGTGCCCGCAATTAAATAAGGCGTACCTTTTGTGCCAACAATTAAACCATTACTTGTAACAGCTATAGCTACAACTTCTTCTTCAAGAGTTATACGATAGGCTGCAGGCCAAGCGTGAGGTAAGAAAGGTTCTGAAAAACAAACGCGTTTCCCAGTAAAACCAGCAAACACTCCATTAGGCATTGCAACTAACCCTTTCATAGGGCCGTCGGGGTATAAACTAGTATCTTCGTTTGGTGGGCCAATCCAATAAGTAGAAGGAATAATTTCAGCTAAATCAGAGTTTGCAGAGGTATCTGTAAAAGATGTAGTTGCTAAAGTAACTTCGCCAACAAACTGAAAAGCGGTTGTATTAGAGCCAGTATTAGATCTGTATATACGTTTTTTAAGAAGATTAGTGTTTGTTCGACCGGTGCCCGAGGTACTTGTTTCAAGGCCCGATATTGTCACACTTCTATTATCATCCGTGGTTATAACAGTTGATGCAGCAGAAGGAGGCCCCTCTTCTCCGTAGACACTAACAAATGTATACACATAAGAAGTACTAAAATCAATTAAAGCGCTTGATTCATCATTAAATGTTGCGCCATCGGTAACAGAACTAGATGTACCTGACGAAGTAGTTGCACTATTTACTTCAATTGTTAGGGTTGTTGCACTAGGTACAGATACAATTTTATGATCTAAATTTATATCTGCAGCCGGTATACCATTCACATCACTAAAATTAGCTAGTTTTACATATTCTCCTACTGAAGCTCCATGAGCACTTGCTGTAGTAATCGTAAGTGTAGAAACACCAAGCGACGCAGTTATCGTAGCATCGTAACTGGTTGGCGCTTCAAGGGCGACGGTCGGTGCTGCTGTAGGTGCGGGTATACCCAATCTGTAAAAATTACTAGGAAAAGGTTCAGACCCAACAACAACATCACTTCTACCCATACGTGGGTAAGACTGTCCTGTCCAATAGACTGTATTATTTGTATCGCCAGCTATGGGACCTGGAACTACATCCACGTCCTCGTCAAACTGTAACCACCTTTCGGGTGAGTCTGTGTATTTAAATATACTGGTTCTACTTGAATTACTTAATACAAGTGTTTGTGAATCTTGAGTAATAGGGACAAGCCTGCCGCTGTCTAAGTTTACATCAATAGCTGTTTGAGCTAAGTTATCTTTTAATAATCTAGGTGAGACTTGAGGAGCAAGTCCGCCAAACGTGATGAGTTTAAAATACGCCATATCATTTGAAAGTATACACGATTATGCTAACGATTCCTGCGAAGATAATCCAAAACGCTCTTTCAAACATGCTAACCCCCTTTGTATTTACTATGGCTTTTTGTTCAACAATTTCTACTCTATCTTCTAAGCGGTCCATTCTTAAAATAAATCTGTCGTTTTGTTTTAACACCGTAGTTACCCGTTCCTCTATTCGAGCAATAGCTACTATTGCTTCAGAAAGTTTATCTATTTTACTATCTAGTTTATCTAACCTATTTGATACGTCGTCATTCACTTGTAACTCCATATATGTGGGCGCGGACGCATGGGTTCTTCTTCGAGCGTGTCGAGATGAATAAATCTGCTATCACCATGTTGTTTTACACCTAGACCCGTTATACCGTGTTTAAGGGCTACCTCAATGAGTTTTAAGGCGTCCTTTCCTCGTATAAGTATGTCTACTGCCTTGCCCGATGAATGAGCTCCTGGCTTAGATTTTTTAGCTTCTATAGGATGGGTCTTATCCCTATATCCACTACTGATAATAAAAGGTACCCCTACCTCTTCTCTTATTGTATCAAGTTTACGCATGAAGTCATCATCCATTTCGCATAAACCTGTATGTTTACACTTTAATTCATCATGGGTAAAGTATTTCCAGTTATTTTTCTTCGTTCTCCACATGTTTAATTTCATCTTCTTCTAAAGCCAATTTAAGGTCTTCAGAGATTTGTTTTTGTGCGGCTTGGTTTACACGCAAGTCATAAGAAATACTTGCAATTTTTTGTTGTAATTTAACCAACATGTTAAAACCATCTAAGGTTCTTGGAGTTAGATCTTTAATAGCATATTCTTTACCATCAAAGTTAACAGTTTTTATTTCATTATCAGACATAAATTACTCCTTAATTTTTAATGTTTTTGAATAATAGCACAAACGGTTATTTAGTTAAACCTTTTGACTTTTCATAACTTCTTAACCCACCAAGACCTAACATACCGCCCAAGACATACAACAATGCACCCATATCAAACTCTGGTAGTTGATATTGCAAGTCATACAAAGATAAAACAAATAAGATAATGGGTTGCAAAACAAAGTGATAACCAAGTGCAACAGCACATATCCAGCCACAACAAGGTCTCCAACCAGCCACAAAAATAGATCTATGTGATGCCTCTACTTTATTAACTTCTATTTGGGCAAGATCAATCTTATGAAACTGTGTTTTGATTTCGTGATCTAACTTAGCTTTTAAATCTTTATCTGCAACAAATTTATCAAGTATGTGAGTGACGGGTTCTATAAGTTTGTCTATCATTTATTTACCTGTTGGTTGTTTTTGTAATTCTTTTTTATAAAACTCTATTTCTTTTTGTAAAACCAATACTTCTTTTTCCAAGATTATTACTTTTTGTTCTAACAGTCTAATATCAGGAAAAATATAATTGTTTTGATTGGCTCTTAAATTTTTTATTTCTGTGTCATTCTTTTCTATGTGTTCACTAATAGAGGCATAACCATAAACAAAAGCAGCGATAGCAATAATAATTTGTACTAAATAACTAATAGAGATATTAAAAGTAGTCCTATCATTGACTTTTGCTTCGGTCATTATCTTTTAGGTGAACCGCCAACATACAAACCAAACCAAGCTGCACCTGCACCCACAATGACAGAAACAAACGCTGATTGTGCATTGGTTGGATCAGGTAAGGTCATAAACCATTCGGTGGTTCTATAGAAAGCGAAACCATATAAAGTAATGAGTAATCTAGGAAAGACTCGCCACTTATCAAAACCCTCGGCTAAGTTATACCAAGTTTTATTTTGATGTTGATGTATCTCTATTTTTGGTTCTTGTTCCATAGACACGATACACCTAACTGTTTACCTCTGGTAATTCTCCAAGTGGTCTTGCCGTTACTGGATTTTCCATTGTTCCCGTGTTCACATATGTTAATAAAGTTATCAAAGCATCAAGATTTGCTGCATTTTCAATTGCTGTACACATTTCATTTGCCTTTGTTCTTACTGCTGCTCGTTGCGTTGTTATTTCACTTGGCACTGCTGTACCACCTTCGGCTTCTCTTATAACCATCCAATCGGTAGGTTGTAAAATGTTTCCAGCGGTTATATTTATACTATTTATATAATGTTGTCGTAAACCGTATTGTTTAATATTACCTTCTATACCCAAACCATCGGTTTCATCCTGTGCTGTGTACAATATATTATCTAAAACTTTAGGTGTTGCAACTCCATAACTTGCAGTAACTACTCCGTCAACAAAATCAAAACTCTGATTAGTATTAATATAAAATTTTTCATCCTGATAATTTGTATTGTCAATAACAACTTCATAGATACCAATAGCTTCAAGCTGTTCAGTTGTATAAGTTGTAAAAATACTTCTCGGATAATTTCCCGATTCTATTTCTAAATTTACAGGTCTTGTATAGACCCTTGTTACTGCATTATTTTCTACTAACGCCCACATATTTTTCTCCTATTTTTATCGTGCACACGCTGGTACACCTGTTGATGTTACGAATGGATTTTCTGCAAATGCCATGTAAATATGTTCAGCAGAGCCATTTTCTGAGCCTCCAGTTCTAAATTTAAAACCATTAGAAACAAAATCGTATTGTGTAAATGTTGCTTCTGCATCAGACGTGTTTGCTGAAAAATATTTATCTTGTGGATTAGCAGTTGTGCTTCGTTTGTTGTCATACATAACCCAAGCACCTGCTGCGGCAATTTCTTTAGTCATAACCCAAGCAGGTTTAAACCCTGTATAAACAAAAGTACCATCTGCACTCCCATTACCGACATAACTGCCAAACTTACTGTAGCCTTGTTTCTCTGCGAAGCAATAAGCTAGATTTGTAGTATTATAATTAATCCAATATTTCAAATAAAAAACACTTGAAGTTATATCAGTATCTACTGTTCCCCAAGTATTAGATGCAATACCTGTAGCATCATTTAAGTTTAAATTAGTTATAACATTGTAAGGTTGCTGTCCGTTGGTTGCATTTTTATGATAAACATTCCAATTACTAGTAGTTCCTCTAGCTTTTTGAATGATAACATCAGGTCTAACGCCTAAACCATGTCCTAATGTTGTGGTTGTACCATTACCAGTCCAAGTAACAATACTAAATCCAGCATCTTGATTGGCTTGAACTGTAGTTGTTGTACCACCAGCAGTATTGCTTGAGGTCGTACCACCATTGGCTTTCCATTGCCATCCAACAAAAGTATTTCCAATATGGTTGGGTACTTGTGAGCCATCATCTCCAACAGTAAAACCATTGGTGTCAAAAGACTCTACCAAGTTTGTCCAAGTTGTATCTCCTGTAGTTGTACTTGAAGATAAATATACTGAAGTTCCTCGTGAGGAATCTTGTAAAAAGTGAGGGTATCCAGCATTTCTATTTTTCAACCAAACTAAATCAGGCTGTAAATCACTATTACCATCGTTTGTTAATGCTCTACCATCAACATCATTACCAGTCCATAACAAAGTCTGAAAATGTGCTGATGGGTCGTCTATATTTGTATAAGCCATATTATCCGTACTCCGCTAAGTTTTTAGTGCATAAGGCGTAATAGCCTGATGGGGGTGCGTATTCAAAAGTTCCATAGCCATTAGCATCTGTTGCTGCACTTGAAATTGTACTTGCTGTAAAACCTCCATAATTAGCAAAACCAGGACTATTTGCTACAAGAGGTGAATAGCCAATAATATATTGGTCTGATGCTGCATATCCTGAATTTCCTGAAGTAAGAGCTACTCCACCAGTTCCAGTTGCACCGCTTGTTGGAACACCTGAGTTTTGCCAAACTCCATTTTTTGCCCAGTAAACAAAACCATTATCTTTGTCTAACGCACAACTAATTACATCACCATCGCCAAATCCTGCAAAACTTCCACTTTGTGATGCTCCGCTATAAAAAAGAAGTCCTACTGAATAATATCCTATTGAAGCAGGTATTTGTCCTAAATATTGAGTATATGATTTAGTTCCAGTAATTTCTGCAACATCACCCACTCCTATAAATGAAGTTCCACCTGCTTCAAATTCTGCATACCATTTTCCTGATGAAACAGCTATTGTAGACACATAACTTCTCCAGTTAGCTACATCACTATTAGTAACTTTAGTTGCTCCTTCATTAATTGTGGTACTAAAATAACGATTTAAAATATTCCAAGTAGCAAAATTATTAGTAGGTGTGTCAGTTGCTTGGTCGGCTGCTGCGATGTTGTTTAAAGTGAAATTATTTCCGTTTCCACTTGAGTCTGCACCAAGTGAAGCTGCATTGTCAAATTTTAAATAGCAACCATTACCGCCATAAGAACCTGCATAGGCTTTAGGCTTCCATATACCACTGTCATCGTATTCACCAAAGTCTGTTTGAACTGCGGTAACACCATCAAGATAATGACATTCTGCTAGATAGCCAGAAAATAGGTCTACATTACTAGGTCTAAAACCACCCCATGCCATTTCAGTTATAGACTCCAAAGCACATTGAAAATCTTGTGCAGGAATTTGGTGTTGTGCCCAATCAGTAACTTCTTCACCATTTAACCAAACTTTCATTCTATTGGCTTCTGTTCCTTGGGTAGTATCTACAGCTAGGCAAACATGATACCAAGCTGAAGTGTCTCGTATTTTTTGGGTTGAAGCACTCCTATATAATGTGCCTGTATTACCTGTACCACCGCCAACATCAATCCATAGTTGGTCAGCAAAACCACTGTAGGTAATTATACCTATACCCACCAGTTCACCATTACGACCACCATGCCAAACTTCTTGGGTTGCTCCTAATTCTGTTCTTTTAAACCACAAACTAACAGTAAAAGTTTTACGATTAGTTCCTGAATCATTTGTTCTATAGATAATTTCAGTATTATCAGCTTCAAACTTCAAAGAGTTTTCAATATTAAAAACGCTTGAAGCACCATAAAAATCATCTATGCCTATCGCACCTGAAGCGACGCCTGCAAGGTCTCTTAAATCTGTTTCACCCAAAGAAGATGTTGCAGTGGCGGATCTGCCTAATTCAAGATTAATCGACCTATTTGTAGTTGTGCCACCTATAGATAAAGTTCCGCTGGTTTCTAAAGCCATTACTTAATCTCTTTTTGTTCGTTAAGCTGTTGTTTAAGATCGTCTATTTGTATTTGTTGTTCTTTGATAGCTTCGATAAGAAGCCCTACCATGTTGCCGTATGCTACTGATTTAGTTTGCATTTCATCATCAGCCGTAATTACAGCTTCAGGTAGTACCTTTTCAACCTCTTGTGCAATTACACCGGTCTGTCTGCGTGGTTCTTCTGTGTCTGTTCTATTAAATGTAACCCCTCTTAATTGAGATACTTTTTCTAAGGCACCATCAATTACAAGAATGTTATCTTTTAATCTTTCATCAGAGTAGGCTGTTACGTTCCCTGTTGCAGTAAAATCACCTGCATCATCAAAGGTAAACCGTGTGGTTGTTCCATCTCGAATATACCAGTTTCCAATTCCTGAATTAAGATCGGTATACATATGTGAACCATTACAGAAGAACTCAACATCATCACTTGAACCAAAACGCAATATGTCATTATCGGCAAGATCAATTGCGTCTCTAACACTTAGAACCCCATTAACTGTTAAGGTGGTTCCTGTTAAAGTTGTGAAAGTATCAGTTGCATCGCTTCTTAGGAATGAAGCTGAAGAGATGCCATCTAACAAGTCGGCATCTAATCCACTACCCGCTCCATCAACTGTTTTAATTGCCGTTAATATCTCAGCAGCAGTTTGATCTGCGGTAGCACCATTCTCTACGTTTAGTGCAGAACGCACTTGTGCAGGTGTAGATGGTCTTACATAGTTATTGGTTCCAGTATCTACTTGAGTCATAATATAACCAATACTAGAATTGGTCGTATCATACTCGCTGCGTAATAAACGGCAGTTGATATCACCGGAAGCGTCCCGTTCAACGACTGTACTACCCGTACTAGCCGTGGTCAATTGGTGCCCATCAAGTAAGTCAGCATCTAATCCAGAACCAGCCCCGTCTACTGTTTTAATTTTAGTAAGTACGTCTGCTGCTGTGTATGATGATGAAGCAAGTTTTGCGTCTAATGCTGTTTGTAACCCATCTACATTGGAAATTATATGATTATGACTATCATCAGCAACTGTAACTGATAATGTTGCATTACCAAGATTAGTAAATGTTGCGCTACCTGAAGCATCTCCTGAAAGAGTAAGTGTTGGGTCTGCAGTAGCTGTTGTTGCAATACTAACATTTGAAGAACCGTTAAATGAAACAGAACCTGTTACAGCTCCAGTTAAAGATATTGTTCTTGCTGTTGTAAGCGTATCTGCATTTGGATGGTAGGCATCTGTAAATATTCTTGAGTTGTTTAGATACGCAGTTCCTGCTGTTGTTGTTATTTCAAATAGTGGTATTGCAAGATTATTAATAGTAGGTATTGTATTGCTTGCTGTACCGTGCATCTTGAATGAGTTATCAGCATCATCTATACCTATTGCCCAAGAGACATCTCCATGCTCTGTAAATCCAATTTGAGGACTTCCATCTTCCCCAGTATTTATAATTATTTCGCCTTCGTTATTTGTACTTGCTAGTCCAAAATAATTTAAATTGGCTTGAGCTCTTAAACTTCCTGTTAGTGTTCCACCAGCAAGTGGTAGTTTTGCATCTAGAGCAGTTTGTAAACCGTCTACATTACTTATTACATGGTTATGCGAGTCGTCTGCTATTGTAACTGCAATGCTTGTTGTACCTGAACCAGATACATCGCCTGACAATGTAATTGTTTGGTTGCCAGTTAAGTAACTACCTGAAGCTTGTTTACCGTCTAACTGTGTCTGAATACTACTTGTTACGCCATCTACGTAATTTAATTCAGCCTTTGTTGCTGTAATTCCGAGATTCGTAATTGCGTTTGCTTGTTGTGTTCCAGTTAAACCTTGAGCTGCTGTATCAACTCGTAAGCGATTTCCTAATGCTGTTGAGGTTGTTGTAGAGAAGTTTGCGTCATCTCCAAGTGCTGCTGCTAATTCGTTAAGCGTATCTAATGCAGCTGGAGCTGAATCTACGACACTTGCGACTTGTGTATCTACATAAGATTTAACAGATTGCTGAGTTGGTATTCTTGTTGCGGAGTTTGTTGTAAAAGAATCTTCGTCAATAAATGTAATTCCAGAAATTGTTCCGTCACTAAATGAAGTTGCTACAACTTCACCTGTTACGTCTATGCCAGCCGTTAAAGTTCTAAGCTTTTCTAATCCGTTGTAATATAAATAAACAGAGCTATCAGCCACTCCTGCTAAATATGTTTCACCTGTGTATTTTTGTAAATAAAGATTAT